TCAAGTATACGGAGTCGTTGTCTAGCTTCTCTTAGTTTCTTCTGATAGCCTGATATGAGTTTAAGTCCATCAGGGCCTATTATCTCCCGCAACTCTTCTCGCTCAGCAGCAGGAGCAACTTCAAATCTGCGTATATGTTGTACCTGCTCAGGCTCATAATCACGAAGTACTATATCTCGGAGATTTCTGTAAGGTCTCATGTAGTCTCGGCTAACCTGCCAGTAGAGCTTCTCCATAGGAGTCCAATCAGCTTGAATCCTTTGCAATAGGCGCTCTCGGTGAGGAGCATCTAGAGACTCCAGCAGTATATCTATATAGGCATAGTAGGTATCAAAGTCTCTCTCCATGCGCTGAGATTCCCAGTTGAACTTATACTCAGGTTTAAGTTCGTAGTAGTAGTATAGCAGCTCTTGGTCAGGCGTCTGAGTAGGGGTAGGTATTCCTCTTTCCTCTAGCATCTTGGCACGTTCTTCAAAAGTCTTAGGAACATCCTTGTAGGCAGGAGATTCTCCAAGTATGCGTACTGCTTCTGCCATGCTACCTACCAAGTCACCTCTGAAGCTCATCCACTGGTCAGGGCCTATTTCTCCTTCTACAAACTGACGGTTCATCTCTACCATGCTAGGGCGAATTAGTTTACCATCCTCATAGACACCTACTGTTCTAGCTTCGTTATATACTTTGTCCAGCTCTTCGTAATAGTCTCTAATCTTGACATCTAGCAGTTGCCAGCTGGAAGGATAGAGAGGAGTAGTAACTCCTTGCCATCTACGATAAGTCTCCCATTCATAGAGTAGCTTCTGCTGATAGATATCTAGGCTATAATAGTCAGAGAACCTCTTACCTGTCACTGGATACTGGCGGTCTATCTGTTCTTGGACTGATACAGGTACTCCAGTAGCCTCCTCAATAGCTAGCCTCATTGACTTACGGATTTCTGTAAACTCCTGAGGTCGGATGCGGAAGAGACCAGTTTGCTGCATCAGTATACCTTTAACTCCGTCAACTCGGGCAGCAGCATTTAGCCAAAGCTTTTCCTCCTCTGGAGTTAGTTTCTGACCAGCCTTTCTCTTTGACCAGATAGCATCGGCATCGTAACCTTCCTCCCCTAGCGTGAGCATTACCATATAGTCCCTGAATCGGTCAGGAAACATATGTTCTACCACTGCTCCTATATGCTCAGGAGACAAGAACCTTAAACCACTAAGCCCCGTTCTCATCCAGGCTGGAAGTAATTGCCCCCACTCTGGCTTACCCTGAGCCTGGCCCCACAGAGCTATGCCACCCATAACTACAACATTAGGGAAGAAGCCTGCTCTAGCTATATAATCTATGAACTCCATACCAGGCATTACGTCATAGTACTCAGGGAAGTCACGGAGATAAAAGGACCTAAGTCCGCCCATCCAGACAGAACCTCTCAGCATATTCATCTGGAGGTCAGTGTTAGGTACTGGCAGATAGCCTTGGTCAGTATTCTCCATATACTTAGCTATGCCTGTTAGAGAACCAGGAGTTCGCATAGCTGTTCTAGGTATCCAGCGCCACCTGAATATTTCATAGTTCCAAAAAGGAAATATAGCTCGCATAGATTCGTCTATGATGTTAGCATCGTCGTAGGTGGGGTAGGCTAGAGCATGCTGCTCACGAGCCTTAGTTATGGCAGACTCTTTAGTAGACCACCACTGCTCCTTAGCAGTAGTAGGAGCCTCTTTAGGGAACCTACTTTGAAAGAATCTAAGCTTATCTCCAGATAGTTCCCCTAACATATAGTTTGCAAAGTCATCTGCAAATAGTTCGTTAGGAGCAGTTTCCCTTGTAAGAATCTTTCGTAATTCCCTGAACGTAAGTGCTCTAATATCAGGTGGTACCTTCAATGCCTTTAAGTAAGCACTTCGTACATGAGGCTTAGTCACAAACGACTCTATATAACTTCTGATAATGTCATCACTCACTCCAAGCTCTGCTTGCATTACGAATGATAAGTCACCAATCTCATGATAGAATAGTCTAGGTTCCACTTTACCCATAGATAGAGTTATGGAATTATCAGTAGCATCATAGCGGATAAACGCTGTAGGCCTACCTTTACTAGTCATACCTTCTAATACTTCAAGACCAATAGCATCAAAGTCAGGCATATTGCCAGGAAGCTTAGAGTATAGCTCCTTAATGGCACTAGCATCAGTACTGGTAGCCTCAGCCATAAGCTCAACCCTGGGAACTGCCTTAGCAGTAGTATACATCGGCAGTTTCTCTACATCATCTGCTACTGAGTTGATGTACTGACGCCACTTGATAACATCAGGCTTACCAGAGTACGGAGCAGGTCTAGCTACAGGTTTACCAGCTAAATCATCTAAGATTCCAGCAACTATATCATACAGGTCTCCCAGCACCCTTTCCCTATCAGCAGTATGACGAAGCCAATATGGAGCATTTATCTTACCAAGCAGCGATGGTATCAAGCTGCCCCTATCGTGAACCAAGGAGGCGAAGGTATCTATAGCTATAACCTTGTCAACCCTAGTGCCACTCTTAATAGCATCGTCTATTCGATTAGTTAATCTCATATCAAACTGGTCAGGTCCGAATGGCTTAACCAGATTGAACAAATCATCAACTCCCTTACTAGGAAAGTCAGTTCCCTCAAATGCTAACCTACTATAACCGTCCAGAAACTCTTCCATGTCAGAGAATGCAGCCCTGCCCTCAGCAGGAATACCCTTCATGTAATCATCTAGCTGACTAGCTCCCTGCGGAGATACTCTAGATATGCCAGGATACTGCCTCATGGCAGCCTCAGTAGGTCCACCGATTTTGTAGGCTCCGTATAGCCTAGTTATCTCTTGCCTTATCTCCTCCAGCTGCATTACTGTAGGGGAGTCAGGAGTTAGGATAGTAGGCTCTATCCCCAGATTTCTCCAGAGCTGGTCATAAACTTCTCCAATAGCATCATCAGTAAAGCCAATGTCGGCAGCTGTCTTGCCAAGCTTAGCAGCATAGGCATCTGCCTGCTCTACAGTATGTAAGATGAAGTCTTCTCTTGGACGGATAGTTACATGATGCTGAACTCGCGTAAGTCCTCTATATAAGTCATCTCCAGTACAGCCATATAGATAAGCTAGATGATTAGGAGTTAGTTCTGTAACCACCTCAGGTATGTAGTCAGGAGTGAATACTGTTTTGTCTACAGAGTTAAGGAAATTGCGGCTAGCCCTTAGGCGAAGGCTCTTAAACTTCCTAGCATTGTTGTCAAACTCATCCCAGATAGTAGCTTTCTGAGCTCGCTGCTGAGTCCAGAAGCGGTCATTTCTCATCTTCTTAGGAGTTCTGGGTATGATAGCTTCTATCTCAGCTATCTTGTTGCGAGTAGATAATATGTTCTCAAGCTCAAGACGAGTGATAGAGTCAAGGTCAGTAAGACGAGCAAGCTGAGCCTCGTTCAATATAGCTCCTTGTCTTACCAGGGCACCAGACTGTAAGTCGTCTAGGACATCTCTAACTCTCTCTCCAATCCTAACCATTATATCCTCAGTAAAGTACTTACCTCCTGCTACTTCTGGCTTTCCTAGCATAAACGGAAGTAAACTACCCCTGTCATGCACCCTCTGAGCAAATATGTCTATGGCAACTACCTTATCAATCCTGCTAGATTTAGCACTAGTGACGGACATAACATCCAGGATTGCAGTATTCCACATAGACCTATCACTATTTTCTACCATCCTGAACAGAGCGTCAACAGATTCACTAGGAAATTCCTTGCCTCGTATAGCTAGCTCAGAATATAAATCCATAAAGCTAACTGCATCGTCAAAGGTAGCTTTCGCTTCAGCTGGCAGAGAGGACACATAGTCATTCAGAGCATCAAATCTTCTAGGCATTTCCCTACCAGATACTCTAGCTCTCTCTACTAGCTGGTTCATTATCCTTGTTAGGTCAGCCTCAGCTGTCTCCATAAACTCTGCTAACAGCTTAGCTGAGCCAACTTCAAAATCATCCATCTCACCTGGGAGTAGCTTAGCTTTCCTGAGCTCTGTTAACTTCCTATAGTCATGTATCCTCTCCCCAGTACCTTCTACCATAGCAGATATATTCTGCATATCACCAAGGAACTCATCTAGATTTCTAGGAGGATTAGCTATGAAATTATCTGCTTCATCTTTCAGTACCTTAATCTGATTTTTTAGGCTAACTAATGAGAGCTCTCTTTCCTGCTCTATATAGGCTGCCATCTTACTGTCTATGTCTTCAAAGATACTACCATCTAGTACGTCATCCCTAATGCCCTTCTTGGTAATCATACGCACATCAGTGCACTTGTCAAAGGTTTTGCCAAGTTCCTCACTAACATGCCTCCGCTCAAACTCTAGCACATCTAACTTAGCGTGAGCTCTAACCGCCTCAGGCCCTACAGTAGAATCTTGCAGCAGTACTCTTTCTATGTCTCTAGCATTACTAGGGTGGATAGCAGCTATGTCATCTAGCTTAGACTTATGTTTAGCTAATACTTCAATTAGGCTTCTCATTTCGCCTGGAGCTATCTCAGCCAGTGCTTTCATGTAGTAAACCTGATAGTCATATGCTATCTGCATAGCATTAAAGTGAGCCCACATATCATAGCCATCTTGGAGGGAAGCCATATAGTGGCCTCTGCCTGCTATGTTCATCTTGATACCTATAGTCTTGCCACCTAGGAAAGGAACCTTCTCAGGTATCCGTACTCCCTTAGTAATGAACGGTACTTCACCACCTTTGAACACAGCTGTTCTGCCAGTCTTAGGGTCTATCATAGCCTGAGCTAATCTTGCTTCACCTCTCTCAAACATCTGCAACTCGTAAGGAGCATTTGCCAGTCCTTTGAATAAGCGGTTAGTTTCTGCCACTCCACTGTATGATTTAGGATATAGCATTTCTGCTCCACCTAAGAAGCTCCTCTGCATATTCTCAAGGAAGTTATAAGGACCGAAGTTAGCAAATAGCAGATTCCAACGAGCTATAGGCATTACTAGTCGGCGCTCTAGAGCTACTAGGCCAGAAGAATATAGTATTCTATCAGCTACTCTGCTATGCCAAGATGCTGACCTACCAGCCTGATTCATATATTCAGTTAGAGGGCTATGTAGATTAGTATATCGAATACTCTCTAGTCTATTAAAAGTATTCATCAGAACATCAGTTGCCGTATCACCTTTTAGGGCAGCTTTAGCTTTAGCAGCCACATTCTGCCTAAAGGCTATTAGCTTAGCTGATAGCTTCTCTACCATCTCCTCAGTAGCTTCCTGCCCAAGGTCAGCCAGTATCTTGCCAGCTGTTATCCTCTCACCTTGCCCAGAGAACATATTGAGAACTTCATTATTAAGACGGGCTAAGCGATTAGTATCAAAGATTAATTCTTTGGCTACTTCCTTAGTTAGCTTTCTAGCTGCTATATCATCTATGTAGTTAAACTCTAGCATAGGACTACCTGCTCTAACAGCTTCATCCCAGCCTTCCATAGGTCTTGCTATAGCCTGGTCAATAGCATTTGTAGCAGTATCAATAGCATCCTTAGCTGTTAATCCTTTCATATTGCGAACTTCTGGATAAGTGCGTTGAAGTACTGAACTCATCTTCATATAGCTATCTCTAGCAAAGTTCCTAGCCATTGTAGTAAAAGTTCTAGGAATAGTATAGCCTGCGCCAGTTAACCAGAAAGCTCCTTTGACAGGAGATAGCACTACCTGTACTCCAGCTTTGAAAACTGCATCTGCGCCTGCTACATATCCATTCTCAGCAGCTGCTACCCAAGGACCTATTCTTGTACCTAAACTTCTCATCCCCACCTTAGTAAGTCCAGTACCTAAAGTCTTGGCGGCAGCAGTAGCCATACCTAAGCCTATATAACTAACTGGGTCAAAGAAGACTTCAGCAGCTAACTTACCATACCAAGGCGCATCCCAGTCATTGAAAGCTTTAGCATAGGCAGACCAACTACTCTCACCCATAGATTTATAGTAATCATAATTCTCTTCTAGCCTAGCAGCAGCAACATCTTCTGGAGTTTTGAATAGTCTATGAACCCCTATAGTAGCTGCAGCATACAGTGGTCTTGGTAGTAGATTAAAGTACTTATCCAGCAACTCTACTGTAGCCATCATAGGCTGAGTAAGCAGAAGCTTACCAAATTCTCCTGGAGTTAGTTCAGGAGCTTCTGCCATCACTGTTCCTGCCCTAATCAGATTAAGGCGGTCAGATTCCAATGCCCAGTCCTTGGCTCTAGCAGCTAGCCAGTCCTTGGCAGATTTCATCTCCTCATCTTGCAAGTCCATTTTGCTAAGCATACCTCTGACATCTTCCTCAGTCACACCTTGAGGTAGCTCAGCTACTCCAAACGCAAAGGACTTAGCTATTTCTTCTACGGTTAGATTATGGACTGCTCTCAGCTCTAACTTTGGAGCTGTGAGAATCTCATTTAGCACTTTGGTCTGAGCTTCTATAGCATCTCCGTCCCAGCCTTCCGGCAGTACATTGGACAGATGTTTTAGACGGTCAAAGGTAGATGATAGCCATACTACATCTTCATCCCTCATACTATCTAACGGAATGTACTGTAGTATGTCCTCTGGACTCTGGAGTTTGTAGTCAGGGATAGACAGGTAGTTTGGCAAGGTAACCATTACCTCCTGTCTCCACTCAGTAGCCTTCAACTCCTGCATAGCTAGATCAAACTCCTGCTTAGCTATCTGAAGTTGCTGCTGATACTCCTCAGTACCGAGCACGCCAACTTGTAGAAATGGAAATATAGGATATACTCTTTCTCCAGGTCTAGGTAAGGCAAAGGATGGCGCAAATCTAAACCTACGCTCCAGTCCTGCCATAGCTCTCTCTGCCTCAACTAGCCGTGTTTGAGCCTGGTACTGCTCAACTCCAAGCTGAGCCAGTTCCTTACCAAAGCCTGGGAAGTACTCAGGAAGTTCTACTGGGGGGACAGTTACAGGCTTCTTGAGCTCTGGAACTCCTATACCTTTTTCCTCTAATACCTTCTTGGCATATTCTGATAGCTCTGCTATTTCTGGCATTATACTCCTCCTTCTGGTATAGCCCTGGATGGTAAGGCAGTTCGCCCAGGTACAGTCTCTGCTCTGCCTATAGGTATTTGTGGTGGTGGCTCCTGTCTACCTTGCTCAGCAGTTAGCATAGCCAGAGTTGCATCTGCTACAGCATCATACAGTCTAGCAGTTTCTCTATCCCCAGTCTTATCCAGCCAAGCTGCTTGGCGTCTGTAGTACTGTATTAAAGCTATTAGACTGTTACTAGGATGCATCTCAGCCTGGTCTGCTCTAATCTGTGCTCTCTCTTGCATTGGGTCTTCCACGTCAGGAAATAATTTTCCCATAACATAAGTATAGCTCAGGCGAAAGTCTGGGTCAAGCATCCTGGCAGTAGTAGCTCTTTGCACTAAGTCACCAGGAATCTCTACCTCATAGTCAGCACTGACATAGGCATTCTCTGGTAAGGCTTCTGGATAACTCCAGCCATAAGGCTTTACTCCACGCTCCTTAATATCTGCCAGCCAGTCATTGTCTATATCCTCATATTGATTAATGTAAGCCTGATGAAAAGGCTTCATTACTTGATTAGCAGAGGCAGCTATCTGACTCATAACGTATGCTGTCAACTGACCTTGAACACTTCCATACATAGCCCAGCTAACTCCACCTCTCTGCATCATAGCTTCCAAGTCAAGCTGAGTACTTCTTAACTCAAGTGGTATAGGTGGAGTACCAATAAAGTCGACAGAGTCATCAGGACCACCTCTGAATATAGCTCCTCTGCGGAAAACATCCTCAGGGCGAACTATTGCTTTGCCACTTCTGCTCCTCTCAAATATCCTTGGCTGGGCAGTATCTCGTAGTAGTTGTAGACTAAAGCTCCACCACTTGTTCCAAGTACGATAAACATTCTCGTTGGTTGCTACTATTGACTGTCCTAACTCAGCTTTCCAGCGCTCACTACTAGCCTCCTGAGTATGCAGCTTAAGTGTAGATGAGTAAGTTGGAATCATACCTTCTGTCAAACTGCCCATATCAGGTAGTCCGCCTACAGGATATACATAGATAGGCATCCTCTTGAATCGAGTACGCTCAAACTTTACTAATACAGTATCTATAACTATAGCGTTCCATATAGCCTTAGTGAATGGGAAGGTGTCAGATATATCAACCCACCAGTAGTCATAAATAGTAACATTCTTCCCTACTGACGCTTTCCATTGAGCATAGTTGCTACTCAGTCTCCAGTTGTTTCTCTTAGCCATATTAGCAGCTTGGCTAGCAGAGGCTTGATAGATATGAGCCACTTCACTAAGTCCAAGAGTTGCATCCCACATAGGATAGACATCTATAGGATTCCAAGGTTCTTTGTAGCATCTAGTACCGTCATCTGTTACGATAGCAAAGCTAGCATACCACCCAGTTGCTAGCATAAAGCCTAATGAAGTGCGCTGTAGAGACTGTCTAGGATTAGTTCTGCGAAAGTTAGTATTAACATCTTTCCATGCAGTACGGAAGAATCGACTGACAGATGCCACAGCAGTAGTAACTTCTGGGTCTACCGAATCGTAGTCCTTTATCCTATGAGGTATATCAGCATCAAGGAGATGTAGTACTAAGTTATACAGAGACCTGGGGTCATTCCCAACGAAACTCTCGAGTTTCTCGGTTTTTAGTTCGTCTATCATCTCTATGAGTCTGTACCACCTCTTCATGGCAGAATCTCTAGGTGACCAGAACTTCTTAAGCTCATTACTGCGAGTAATTATTGTAGTTGCACTTCTGTCCATTTACTTCTCCTTACCCCCATCTACCTCTTACGCATAGCCTCGTATATAAGTCTCTCAGCATTCTTAATAACTGAAGTCTGGTCTGACATACGCATAAGACTTTGAAAAGCTATAGCACCATCAGCTTGATTTAGTTTGATTCTCATATAAGGATATATAGATTCTAAAAATAGTACTGCTTGGTTACTAACAATCCTCCAATTATAGCACTGGGTATGATATTCTTTGGCTTTTTTCTGCTCTTTGATATAACCACCAAATATAGACTGAATCCAAAATAGAACATCTCTATTTGTATTAGATAAACTTACTTCTAGATTATACGATGAGTTCTGCCTTCTTCCGCCTATATGAACACAGCCTTCTCCATCAAATAATCCTGCTATGTATGCTAGTTGCTCCTGTGTTACTTCAATATTCATCATGCTCCCCACGAGTCATCCCAGCCAGCAGAACCCACATAACCACGTGCTACGGGCATAGCGGAACGGCAACAAATTGCTATTGCTCCGCAGTCATGATGGTCATCAGCACCTACTACTAGTATGCCACTCTTAACCATCTTATTTCTTCTAATATTATTGCACTGAGACCAGAAGCGCACATCTTGGCAATCTATGTCATCTAGATGTCTACTGACTTCTGTTATCATATAAGGCTTAGTTGATACATTGGTCTGCCAGCCTATAGCTCTTATTAACTTACCTGTTCTCACATCTTCACGCCAGTAGAGGTCAGAGTAATCTCTCAGATGAGACACAATGTCTAGATTGTCCTCTGGACATATAACTCCGCCATTGTAGTAGTGAGCTACTTCCTTCATAAGCTCTGCCATCTCCCACTCATCATAAAAGCCAGCTAGAGTAGCACAGTGTTGCATTACTGGAGGAATCTCATTACCATCTTTATCTCTGTAACCGTCTAGAAAGTTCCATACTTGACCTACAGATTCAGATATCTTACCTTTCCCAGGGTCAATGCTAATAACATAGCCTTTACCTTTCTCTACATCATGCCAGATATCAAGGGTAGCAGATAAGGTAGCTCCAGTTATCTTGTCTGTGGCAATGATACCCTTCTGTATAGGTGCTGGGATGCAGCTGTGAATCTTGTCAGTTATAATATCAGCATTATATGCTTGGTCTCCAGCTGTCATAAAACAAGTTACATCATCCTCTGGAAACTCTTGTGTGAATATAAACTGGCTTTCACCAGACCTTCGTAGAGATGCTAGCTCAGCCATCTTATATCTCCTCCAGCGAAGTTTAGCCATAGATTCAAATTCACTATGACCATAGTAGTCCATGAAGAGTCTTAGTAGCTCAATCTCAGCAGACTGCAAATTAGGTAATGGGTCAGTATCATCCCCAGGCAGGCAGAATATATCAGTTGCATACATCTTATACTCTGGATGCATAAACCAGTAATAAGCATGGGCAGTATAGACTGAACCTCCTATTGCCTTGCCTTCCTTAGCCGCTCTATACATCTCACAAAACGGATTATCTTCTCCATTAGCAGTTGAGCCAATCCTTATCTTGGTTCTAGAGCTAAGTGGAACTCTCTGAACTGCTGAAGCCATTATAAGTTCGTGAGTACCTTCAGGCCAGAAGGCATATTCGTCAAGTAGTAGATTATGTATGACTTCACCCCTACCGATAGTGTAGCTTCTCGAACTAAATATATACATAGTGGAGTGGAAGTTAGTAGCTTTATCTTCCCAAGATAGTTCAGTAGCTGACTTATGGTCAAGCTTGGGTATAGTAGGAATCTTCCTCTGCAAACTCTGATGATACCTCTTACCCTTCAATATTTGTCTTTGTGCACTGAACTCATCATAGCTAACAATAACTGATACAGTTCCATCGATAGTGATGTTATCTAGGTAGAAGTCGCCAACTATAATAGAAGTAAATCCTACCTGGGCAGGTTTTACATAGATATCTCGTAGTCCAGAATTATCAATAATATCGCCTTGAATAGGATTAGGGACAAGAGGAACTCTTTGCCTACCCTTATTATCAATATCCAGAAGTGTGCTCAGCGTAAGCCTTCTATCGGAGAATAGGGTTTTTAATGCTTCATCCTGCGTACTCATATCCACAGTCATACTGCACCTCTATGATTAGCTATTTACTTCCTCTTTGATATCTTCTTTAAGGTGATTGCTAATCTCGCCTGTTTTCCTGTCCTGCCACTAGCACCTCTCATCTTCCTAGCATACGCCTGGACACCCATGCCAGCTGCTTTTGCTTTGCGAGTAAGAGCACCAGGTCTCTTAATAGCGCCAGCAATCCACTTCTTGCCACCTCCACCTCTAGCTCTTCTCGCTCCAGCTGCTTTAGCCATCTTATCAACCTCCAAAGATATGTATTACATCTGTCCACTCAAGTACACCAATTCCAGTCAGGAAGGATACCAGAGCTACTATAGTAACAGTATTCTTCCGTATCCTCCCATTCTGTTTCTTGAGAGCGTCCTTGATTTCCCTTATATCTCCAACCATACCTTTATCATCAGTGCCATTCAAGCCCACCATAGCAGTCTTGAGTTCAATAAGTAGCTCATCTCTTTCATCAGGCTTAAGAGGCATTATCTTTTCCTCCCAATCGGAACTCCTCTAGGCCCTTTACCTTTGCCTCGTCCTAAGCCTCTACCAGCTCCTCCACTTCTGATTCTTGAGCCTGGGCACGGTCTTTTGGCTGTCATCTTGTTCTCCTTCTCATTTTAGTAGCTGCTGCTGGGCGGCTATATCTAACTCGACTGCGATAAACTCTGCCTACTGACCTTGGCTCTCTGATTCCTACCCTACTAAGCTGTGCTCGGCGAATGTTTCTCTTTGCTGCCCGAATGACTTTTGCTGTTACTGGTCGCCTTGCCACTATCCTTTCCCTCTTGCCAGTGATATAGTATCAGTACGGCTAACTTGGACTACATCCTGATTCTCCTTAATCCATTCAGCAAAGTTAAATCCCCTATCACCTCCTGATACTACTGTTTCTAGTAACTGTAATTGCTGAGGCGTATAAGCACTTCTAAGCCTGAGCAAATACTGCTGGTCAAATGGAGTCATCTCAGCAGGCACTAATTCTCCTGTTTCTTCATCTTCTACCAATTCCATTTCTAGCGATTTCCGTAGTATTCTATGGTCTTTCTCTAGCACCATTCTAAAATTGCGATAGAAGTCTATCTCAACATATTCTTTGCTAAGCTCTTTGCGGAGTTCAGGTAGGCGCTCTTCTAAAGCAACAAACTCACTATCCAGTCTAGCTTGTTCTAGCCAGCTCCTAGTAAGTCCTAAAACATATAGCGCTTCCTCATCTGAAAAACCACTGCAGCACCAGCCAAGAAACTTGGCTCTGTTATCACTTCTGCGATAAGGAATTAGTGATATGGCAGCTGATACTTCCTTAGGCTCAGATGAAGGTAACTGTAATGTATGGTCAAGCATTACTATCCTCCATTATCATTATATCTCATATCAGGCACAATGTCAAGGATAATATTGGCAATTTTTATTTATTTAACAAAGGCAATAGTGAGGTTGACTTAGATGACAAAGTGTGTTATAATATTATGTATGAAGAGTGAAAAAAAGATGAAATGCAGTATTTGTGGTAGAGATAACATGACAGATAAGGAACTCGACATACACACGAGATACTTCCACAGAGAGCGATGTATGAGACAAGAACAAGCACAAAGGATGGCTACTGGAGTATGTCCTGACTGTGGTTCAACTATGTGGTTTCAGGAAGGGTGTGCCAACTGTCACTCCTGCGGTTATAGTAAATGCGGATAGGAGATACAACAATATGACAGAGACTAAGAGGGCTGAAGATATTGCCAGAGTAATTATAGACAGATACAGAGGAACAACTATAACAAAGGATGAATATATACTACTGGTTGCGACTATTCTTCGTCAACTAATAGACCTGCTAGTAAATATTAACCCTCGGTCAGAGTGAGGAAGGAGATGAGCCGAGAAGAGAGGAAGGAAAATGAGTCATATAAGGTTATCTGTACAAGTTGTCCTATGCTCAGACAGATTAAGTGCTCTGCGACAGGCTATGAGCATTAGAGAAACCATAGACAGAGCTATACTGAGCAACAATCGCATAAAGTATATCAAAGAAAAGGTAGAGTACTTCCCAATCCTAGAGGACTATGGTAGTGATGGTCTAAGATTAAAAGTATGGATAGATTACGCAGGCAAAGATATTAACATGTTTTTAAGAAGAATGCGTCATAAGTCCTTATACGCAGCTGTGATAGACTAGATGGACATTTACTTAACTATTTGTAGAAAGACTGTTACCTGTAGCTATTGCAACGAGCCCATAGAGGTCTCTGAACCTATGGTCTGCGGTAGACTATGGCAGAAGTTTACAGAGGAAGGAGGTGAGCCGAGAAGATGGGTAAAGAATTTCCGCTGGCATGCAAAGAGGAAGAAGGACAACCAGTGCTGCTGGCTATCGCAAGCTCTGGAGAGCTTATCGCAGCATCCAGTATCAGAGACCAGAGGACGAAAAAGATTAGAACTCCCAGAACCAGTAAAGGAAGAGCGACTAAAAATACTAAGACAAAGAGCAAGAGCAGTGGCAAGATTAGGGGAGCTAATGGAGGCTCCACTAGACAATCAAGACGTAAACGAAATAATAAAAATAGGAAGTCGAATAGAGGATATGAAGGAGAAGATATCACAGTTAGGCGGAGTGCCAAAATCTTGGACATAGCTTATCCAGGTAGCTACTGTAATGGAACAGGAGCAGTTCCGCACTACTGGCAGGAGGTTGAAAAGATTTATGGAGGCGCACTGTTTAAGTGCAGACTTTGCTCTGCTTATCTCTGGCTACCTACCTACTATACGGATGCTCTACGATTAGGCGCTTTGATGCACAAGTATGGTACAGATGAAGGCTACTGCCGCTATCTGGATAAGTATATACCAGTTAAGGTACTAATATCAGAATTGCAGCAAAGATATTAAGAAGTCCGCTCAGCCTCCCGTGCCTCCCATGACTCCTAATAGAGTGCAAAGGTACAGAGAATCCAAATGCAGTGGACTGATAAATCCTTTCACTAATAGCTAACTGCCAAAGTAAGTAAGAACAAGATTGCCAAAATGAGAATTCTCTTTCTTCGAGTAGAGAGCAAAATCACATTGCAAAGGCAGGCACCCGTACCATCATGCTTTTTATGTCAAGTAGGATAGGGCATGCTCGGCTATGAGCATGGCAAATGATTTTGCTAGCAACAGGACATCATAACATATGCAGAACCATGCAACAGCAACTCATTGCGATAGAATACAGCTGCAACAGCACACCATTGCATGCGCTAGGAACATAGACCATGCGAACATATGTTCTAGTACCTTTGTACCAGGACCAATTGGCTATTGACATTTGGTTCTGAATGTGTTATGATGTACCTAGAACATTAACAATTGAATAGATTTTGATACATGCGCCAGCTGGGAGGTTAAGCTATCGGAGGTGATATAATGCCAAAAACACCTATAGACGTAGCTCAATACAAGGACATGTATGCAACCCTAGCAAGCATTTGTGTGGCAATAGATGGTGAAGGCGATATGGGCTTACCAGGGCGCTACAATGACCTTCCATATCCAGATTGGATATGCGACCACTGCGGCTTTGATAATGGAGGAGAATTCGAGAATAACCCATGCCCTAGATGTAATAACAATCATCCAATAGTTCACTAACCATCGCACCTACCTAGCCTGGCACATGACAAAATATAATTAACGGGAGTACACAACTCCCGTTTTTTATTGCTCGTAAATGATAGCATATTGTATAAGAATCATGCCATATTGAGCTGCCACTAGCTGCCATCACCTGCCGCTCGCCACCACTGCCTGCCAATGGAGTTGACATAGGTCATTCTATATGTTATGATGTATACGTCATAGTGGAACTGGGCAGGAAGCCTAGAATATAATCCACAAGGCAAGGAGGTGTGAAGCGGCAACAGCACAACTCCATTAGAAAAATGGAGGACAAAAGAATATGGCAGAACATATCGAGGTAAGCCCTATAGTGGAAGATGCTATCAAAGCTAATCCAGTAGCAGCAGCAAAGCTAGAGGCAGATGGCATCATTGTCAATGCAGAACCAACAGAAGCCGAACTCATGGCTGAACTGGAGGCAGCGCTCAAGTCAAAGGATTTTAAAGCTGTAGCAGCTGCCAGTCGCAAACTTGACCAGTCTGTCAAAGCCAAAGAAAAAGCTGAACTTGAAGCCAAGAGGGCAGCACTAGATGCTATGATTGATGAAGTCAAGACAGCAATCCAGAAGGCAGTCAAGCCAATGGTAGAATCAGGCAAGTTGGATGCAGCAGATGGAATCTGGTACTCTTATGACTTTGGTGAGACAGCACCAACTGTGCGACTCATGAAGTCAGCACCTAGGGCAGTTAGAAGCGGAGGCGGAGGCGGAGGCAAGAAGTTTGACATAAGTACAGATGACATGCTAACAAGGCATGGACAAGAAGAGTACAAAGATGGGTTGAACTTCCAGCAGGCGTACGAGTCGAGTACAGATAAGAACTGGAGATATGCCATAAGGCAGAAGCTACTCAAACTTGAAGGACTCATATAGATTAGTAGTCATGCCTAAAGAACAAGGACTAGCAAGTTGCCGCTAGTCCTTTTCTTTTGTCTAAAATCAGAGTAAGTAAGGAAGTAAGGTAGTAACTGAGCTGCAGGATGCAACAGACAAGGATGGTAAACATTATAGTTCAGATTATATGGTTGCAACAGGTAGGTTGACATTCAGATTGTAGTGTGGTATAATAGGGGTATATGATAATGAAGGAGGTTATAAGAATGTATTGTCAGATATGCGGAGCACTACTCAGACCTGATGAAGATACTATATGCGATGATTGCTTCAAGCTTGAGAGAGAGGACAATCCTCCACTGGATAGGTAATACTGAACTCTTATCTAAATGATAAAGGAGTGAACTGATATGTATGGTACAGGAGAGTCAGGAGTTACATACAAGATGACTAAAGAAGAGTACCATAGTAGCTGTGATGCTAAAAATACAGCAGAGTTCTTCTGTCAGTACTTCGGAGTACCAATGCCTATACTTAGGAAGAACCCTACGCCAGCTAAGAGTTGGAAGTTTGCTGGTATGTACTGTCCTCGGACTGGAGTGTTATCATACAATAGGGAGATGACTGGACTTATCCTTCACGAGCTAGCACACCATATAGCACACAAGCTAGGCAGGAATGGTACTGGACATCATAATCCCCAGTTCTGGGAGATACTACAGGAGATGCATGACTTATGGTAAGTAATAAAAGTAATGCTGAACTGCTAGTAGCACATGGGCATATCAAGTTCAATGACTTTCGTACTATACAGCAGGCATGGGATAAGCTGAACTCAACTCCGTACCATCCGAGTAAAGCGCCACAGTATAGTATGCTACGGCAACTGATGTTAGATAAGGAGGGTAAGACAAATGGATAATAAGGAAGCAATCCAGCTACTAGCTGAAATCCAGTTCAATCAGCTCAGGAAAGCTAGGGGTTGTGGCAAGTTACAGTTCACCTTATATGGTAAGTGTATGAGCTGCAAGAACTCTGAAGATTGCCAGAAGCTAGATTGGATATTAGGGGAGGGTAAGACAAATGTATACAATGGTAAACTTTAAGACAAAGAAGCAACTCAAGGAGGCTGTAGCAGCAGGTAAGAGGGAGCGTATCTATCAGCCAGGCAATATATTTTATGCGGCAGAAGCTGAACCTGACTACACTGGTATTGCCTATGTAGAAGGGCCTCACTTTCCTGCATCTCATACCTGGTACGCTACAGTACAGCTATTGAATGGCGTTATAGTGAAAGTAAAGTAAGCATGTTACGGCAGCTAATGCTAGAAGAATATGGTGATATGGAGGTGTTACTATGAGACGAAGAGTACTGCTGGGCAGTGTAGATGTCTACTGCTGGGAAGACGAAGGCAGGACACATATGGAAGCATATGACCTGCATAAGCATAAGCTGTTTATAAGTGGAAGACCAGTGGTTCTGGTAGACCCCGCAGCAGATGAGCAGGAAGTAGCGTCAACACTAGAAGACCGATTGCCAATGGAAGATTTAGAAGCGGAGGTGTAACTATGGCAGAACCGACTAAGAAAGCACGATGCATTGAAGATGCGATAGATGCTATCAACCCTTCTGGTAGGAAGAGGGTAGATAGTATTAAGCAGAACATCTGCAGCTGGTGTGGCAAGCCAGCCACTGAGTTCAGAGATGAGCTATCCCGCAGAGAGTATACCATCTCTGGCTTCTGTCAAGAGTGCCAAGACAATACATTCGGGAGGTAACTATGAGTATCATTCACACCTACTTATCATCTGATGAGATTAGGCAGCTGTCAATGTCCGACAGGGACTATCTGAAGCGTAAGTTGAAGGTTAACTGCCTACTCAGTGATATATTAAATAGAGCTATTAATAAGCCGCTACTTGATGAGCTGCTATGTATTCTGGATAGCAAGCCAATACCTAGACAAGGCAAAACACGCCGTGTTAGAGGTAGCGATGTAAGTGTATATAATGCTGAAGGTAAGTTGATAAGGATAGAATATAGTAATGGTAAAGTAAAGGAGATTCTATGATTGCATTTATAGACCGAGACACAGTTATCAAACAAACAGTCCAGAATATGATAGAAGCTGGAGTGGTTAAGCCTGATGAATATGAAATGTTTACTGAACAGCTCTATCAGCTAGACCCTAAGGACTTAGTAGCTACACTACTAGAGTCTCACAATATGCGTGAGCAAGCGCAAGATATTATTCGCTTCTATCCTATCGGAGAGATAAGTAAAAACTAGCAAGGAGGTACTATGAAGAAGCATCAGACAATAAAGCATCGCAAGGCTAGCAAGTCAGCTCGTATTGCAAGGATGCAAGCACGCACAGCAAATCGGGAGCAGCATAGGAAAGTCAGGATAGTTCCCAGTGCTCCACCTATGTCTTTAGCAAGGAGGGCATTTCAAGATGCATAAAAGTTCAGATGACAGGCGGACAGTAAGAGTTATGCTCAGCCCTAGACTAATTGAGGCGCTGCGTAAGTATGCTACTCCTCTTACCGATACAGTAGAGACAACTATATGGAAATTAATAAAGAAGGTAGATACTAATGGCTAATAAGATGCACTATGATAGTAGCTGGCAGCTACCACCTACTAGTCGTCAGATACTAGCCATTACTCGCCTCTGTATGAGGCTAGGTATTAAAGAACCGTTAGAGGAGAAGCCTTCTACTAGATGGGAGGCTAGGCAGTTACTATACGACCTAAGCCGAAGGAAGAAGGCATAATCCTATGACATCCTATCGCTATGATGACATACCAGTAACAGAGGACGGAGTACTTGTTGGTGCTCCTATCTGTCCAATATGCTTTAGACTTCTAACCTTTAACCGTATGCCTGATTTGGGTGAGACATACTGGCACTGTCCTAGCTGTGGCTGGTGGGAGACATCAGAACTAATATCTATGTTAATGAGAGATGAGGGATAGGAGGCAAGTTAATGGAACTGTTTGATGGAATTATAACTGGACTATTAATAGCAGCTTTGCTAGCTCTAGCAATATGGGAAAGCTACCAAGGAGGTTAGTATGAAAGTAAAGAGGACTGAAAGAGGTTGGGCTGGGCACTTCATATATAGCAACAGATGCAGGTTTAGACGTAACACCTTGCTTGAGTGCGGAGATATTAAGATTGTGGTATCTACAGTAGGACTTATGGAAACACCTTGGAAGAAAGGTGACAAGCTCTACTCTGGTCCTTTTGATGAGATAGGTTACAATCGCTACTACGAGACAATGGCGTTTCATTCTAATCCAGACGACATCAGGTATCACGATGCAGATGTGAATAGAGAGGTATACTTTGATAGTCCTTGGAGTATATCAGTCGTAGATGCTGATGATAAAGCTAATGATATGCACGAAGCTGTAGTAGCAGAGATATCTACCAAGCTTAAGAATGGATAGTTAATTTGAGCGCTAAGTCAAGTCCGTTAAGCTGGCAGAAGACACACCTTCGTGACTTATTACTCTTTGTCTTAACAAAATATGACATTAGGTGTTGCTTCTGTAATAAGCCTTTTACTATAGCCGACTTCCCTAAGCGCTTAACTGACCTCATTACAGAACATCACCTCGATGGAGACCATATGAATATGAAGTTAGAGAACAGAGCACTAGCGCATCGCTCCTGTCATAAGGCATTTCACATGAAGGATAGACGAGCCAAAGGAGAACTATGAGAGAAAGGAGAAACAGATGAATAGTAAATTGTACACAGACTTAGGAGTGGAGACTATATCAACTGCTACCTACAAATATCAGGCTCATATAATAGTATGCAACGCCTGTGGAGCCAGCACTCTTTCAGGAGATAGCAGCGTAATAAAGCACCATCCTACTTGTGGTGGAGTTGATGAATTAGAAAAGTGGGAAGAGTATTACAGTGCGGAGGAGATATCAAGATGACTAGTAGCTTTGATAAGTCAAAGGTAAAGAAGTACACCCTCGACCCTTACTCAGCTAGAGCACTTATCCTCCAGCTAGAGATGCAGTATGACTTAGCTATCAGAGTGTATGACAGTCATCATCACTGTACTATACATATAGATAAGGAGGAACAAAAGGATGATTCACCTATACTTCCAAAAGAATGAGCAGCATATGGGTACTAGTGACCCAGACCCTGAACCTCGTCAGCAATATGAAGTCCACTGCGGCAGATGTGGCTGGTGGGGACTTAAGTCCCAGCTAGCAACAGTATACGTAGCATACCCTAACTGCCCAGGTGATGTGGTACCTGAGCTCGGCTGTCCTATGTGCTTAGCAGATCAGTTTCTAGAATACGAAGATAATAAGACTACTATTCCTGATACTAGTAGTCTACAGCAACTCACACAGCTAGTGGCACAGCGAGATGCGGCACGAGAAGAGTTAGAGGATGCGATAGACTATCTCGAATGGGCACTAGAAGAGGAAAGATTTGGAGAGGATATGTAAGTTGTCAGACATCTCAATCAGAGAAATTAGAAGAAGAATAATCAAGGAGCACGGACTAATACCTCCTAAGCCTCCTCCATACTTCCTACCTGACCAAGGGAAGTATGATGAGTCAGCTGTGGACTTTCCTAAAACTGACTTAATGAAGTACATTGAGATTAAATACAATGTAAAGTTGAAGCTAGACATCTATCGTGGCAGTATCAATGATGTCTGTAGTCGCTATGGCTGGGAAGTAGATAGGGCAACTATTAGCCGCTGGAGAAAGATAATAAGGCGATACTTGATAGATGGCTAGGCAGATTATAATTACTGTCTTCCCTTTTCCGAATACACAAATTTCACTTTTGCAGTTACAGCTAGTGGTAACTAGCTAAGTAATCACGGTATTGACAACTGCCACCTGTATATGGTATAATTATTACATAGCATCTGAGATAAAGGATTAACTTGTCAACTATTCACGACAGAGATAAGCAGCTTTATACAGTAGAAGATTTGCTTACTTGGACACCTCCAAAGAACTACCGTATTATATCTGGAGGTGTCCTAAACGTTAAAAACCGTATGCTAATCTTCGGTGATGAAGGCAGCTGGAAATCCATACTCGCACTTCATACTGCACACTCTATTTCTAGAGGCTCTAGCTGGCTAGGCTTTCGTACTAATCCATCTAATGTACTGCGTCTCCAAGTGGAATTACCGATGTATATTGATAGAGAAAGGACAGACAAGTATTGCCTAGCCAGCAAGAAAATCTACATAGCAAAGAGCTGGCAGCAAAATGTATCATCTACAGAACTTGACCAGCTAGATAGTAAAGCCACCGACTATGCTTATCCTCTTGTAGTTAACCGTACTGAGCAGTTTATCCACATAGATGAGTCCAGTGGCTGGGAGTCCTTACGCAAGAACATTCAGACTTGTGTATCTGAGCTTCCCCCACTACCACTAGTAGTAATCCTTGACCCTCTATATAAGATGTTCAACCGCAATCTGTCAGAGGAAACAGATGTCAAAGCCATGCTAGACAAGATAGACCTAGAAATGGAAGATGCGTCTGCATCTATCCCTGGTCTATCTTTTATCATAATACATCATACTCGTAAAACTATAACTGAATCAGGTAAACCTGTATCTATGGGTAGTCAGGATGCTACTGGCTCTAGAGCCCTGGTACGCTGGGCAGACACTGTTCTTCGTGTAGATCCAGACCCTGGAGACGACACTTTGACTAAGGTAAAAGTCACCTTCACTAAGCACCGTAATGCAGAGGACATACTGCCTACAATGATAATTCGCTGGAACAGAGACACCTTACATCCTCAGATACTCAGTCGCATACTACCTGGATATGAGGAGGAAGATGAGCTAGAGCTCCGAGGTGAACTGGATTTGGGACAGTTAGAATAAGGAGGTTGGTATGAAACTGAATTGGAGTAATCTCACCAAGGAAGAGCGAGCAGAATATATGAGGCTACAGATGTCTCCGCATGGGGGCTATGACAGAAGCGGTTATATGCCAGAGGACTGTGGAGAATGTGGAGCTTGTGGGCAACCGATGTTAGGAACTGGTTGGTGTCATTCCTGCTATGATAGGTGGCAACGACTACATGATAAGCTAACAAACAGTTAGAGTAGTATGTCAATTAAAATAACATTATAATGATAATATACATTATATATATTTTATTTTAGAGGAGGTAGGCTAGATGCCGAAGATATATCCAATGGCAGGTGAAGAAGCACGAGTGCTGACTGAAATACCTAGCTACTATAGAAAGAACAATAGAAGTAAGATTGTTCATATAAGTAAAGACCACCCTTACTATCGTACTAGCAACAAGGGTAATATATCAGAGCCTCGCCTTATCATGGCTACCCGTCTTGGCAGAAATCTAACCAAGGATGATGTAGTCTTCCGTAAGAGTGATGACTACAGCGATAACTCAGTTGGTAACTTTATAGTCCTCACCCGTAGAGAGTTTGCCTTAATAAGAGATTGGAAAAGACTGAAGCTACAAAGGGATAGGATTATCAGCAAGATATCTGTATATGAGCAGTATATAATTGACTCTGGTATAGACCCTGTTACACTAGAGAGAAGCAGCGCCAACGATAGGCAAAGAGAAGTAGATAGGGATAGAGAAGCTTATGAGAGGAGTAGGAGATATAATGGAGAGTCAGAAGAATAATAAATATAAATTATACATATATATATATCCTATAATGTTATTTTATTTCACATGACTATCAGGCTAGTGATTATCACTATGCAACCAGTAAACGGAACAAAAAACTAACTCCAGACCATAACAGGTTGACAACAGAGCTCCTATGTGATATAATAATAAGTGTAGGATAAAAAAGGAGGTATAGCAGATTGAAATAGTTGTAATTATCGCACTTGCAATAGTGTCTGTATCAGTACCACTCATTTTTCTAAAAATAATCAATTATAAAAGGAGAAATCACAATGGAAGAAGGAACAGTAACTACTAGAGGACTTATAGATGCTGAGCTAGGTCCCTTGCGGAGGTTTACTGGAATACTTGACAGTATGCCTACAGAAGACAGGTTCTACAAGAATTAGGCAAGAAATCAGTCAGAGTAAGCCTAAACTTCAGGGACATAGATGTAAAGGAAGCAGTTGAGCCCTATCACTTTCCAATAGTCACTCTTACCATAACTCAGTCCAACCGAAAGAAGTCCCGCTGGGGAGTGCTATCGGAAGGAACTCCCAAAGACCGTACTGTTGGCTTCAATAATGTAGCTGACCAACAGTACACAGCCGAGCAACTCGACATATCCAATGCCAACTATGTTAAGCCCACAGATAGAATGGAACTTAAGGATTGCATAGGCAAGAGGCTAGGAATGGTACTGACTGATGGCGAAGATGGCAGACCTGACCCTATGGACTTGTATGATGGCAGAGCAGGCACTGACAAGCCTACACCAGCCTGGACAGTTTATGAGATAGAAGGAATTGGGATAGCTGGAGGTCAAGGAGTCAGTGCTATGGACTTGGCTATGAGTCTGCTAGACGGCAAGACACTGGCAGAGTTCAATACAGCTGCCTTAGCTAATCCAGTTATCAGGAATGATACTGCACTGCTACAGGCTATTAGTCTACCGCCTACTGCTCCAAACTCATTTGCTAACACCTTGATAGCAGCAGGCACATTTACCCAGGATGAAACAGGCGTTTTTCACAAGGTAGTAGCGTAAGGAGCCAGGTACGGGAACTTGCTAGTGAGACAAGGACAGCGTAATCCGTCTTGCACGGTAAGTCAGCCGAAGGAGTCTTAATGGAGTGCAAAAATGTGAGACTACCAGCCAGCAGGCTCCCTCTGGAGTATAAAATATGAAAAGAGTAGACAATCCAGAACTAAAGTACAAAATTCTAAACCACCTCGCTGACATTTACAAAATCAAGGATGTTAGGGAGGAAGGTCATCTTAGCAGCTACATCACTTGCCGTACTAAATCCTTCCTAGACCAAAAGCAGACCACAGAACCTACCGAGCAGGAGGTAATGCTATTCTCTCTAGGTTATGGTCTGCAAGATGTGCTAACTCCACCAGAAGCAGATGCTCCAGTTATACACAAAGATGGTATCACTTATCGACCTGATATGATTCTCTCCAACCGCTTAAATGAGATTAAGACTACAAGGAAATCAGCTAAGTATCACTATCTAGATGATAGCCTGCCAGTTACTTGGATAGACTACATGATGGGTGGATGCTACATGATGGAGAAGGCAGATTATGACCTTATCATTCTGTATATGATGGGCAACTATTCACCACCTTTTCCTCAAATATATGCTGAGACTATACAGTTTGAGAAGGATGAGCTAGAGGAGAACTGGAGTAAGATATTAGCCCAGAAGGCTCTACTGGATAGTGCAATAAAAAACGGTAATCCTCCAGAACCGTTTAAGAACTGCTATAGTTTTGAGTGCAAGTATTGTAGATACAAGCTAATATGTGAGACGTTAGTTAGAGCAGAAGGAGCAATTCTAACTGAAGAGCAATTAGAGGAGGATATGAGTTTATGGGATTAAAGGAGAACACAGTCATAACATTATTCGGAGCTCAAGATGACTGGAGCGTAACAGGAAAGTTTAAGGGAGAAGTTGCTGAGTTTGGGCAAAACTGGATAGAGATTGAGCCTGAATTAGAGCCAGGAAAAATATACTGCTACTCTATGTTCCACATCTTAGCTTTTAGAATAAAGGAGAAATCACAATGAATAATGAGTACTGGAAAGAAGCTGAAGCACTTGCCGATGCACTGATACCAATACCTCCCATTGCTTGCCTTGATGAAAATGGAGTTGTAGTAGTGGATGATAAATGTTCGGAGTGCCCTATGAAAGCCCAGTGCGAATTAAAGACAGGAAGGATGAGTAATGGATGATTACTTAGGCATAACCGCTATCTGCGGAGACGAGGGAACTGGCAAGACCACTATGGCATTGACTTTCCCTAAACCTCTTCGTCACTTTGATATAGACGTTGGAGGTTACAGGAGAGCTATCTGGAGACTATCACCTGAGGGTGTAGAATCCAAGAGTTATCCTAGACCAATTCAAGTAGATAAACTAATGGGTGCTCAAGGCAGTCCTACTACCAGAATATCTATACCTAAGAAGGTGGAAGGTATGAAGGAGCTCTGGCAGGATATAGTAACAGACCTTGTAGCAGCCTGCCAGGATACAGCACTCAAGACTATTGTCATAGACTCATCTACACTACTCTGGAACATCTGCCATCAGTCTCATCTGCAAGAGTTGCAAGAGAAGCAGCTAGCCAATCATAAGAAGTACAAACCTAATATTCCCTTTGATGAGAATGATTATCGTGAGCGGCTACAGCCTATTGAGTACGGCCCTGCCAATGACAGGATGAGAACTATACTCCATACTGCCAGGTCATTCAGTAAGAACCTTGTGCTAGTACACTATCCCACAGATGAATATGGTACTATACCAGATGGCAGAGGTGGTATGACTGAAGGCAAGACTGGTGCTATAGTTATAGATGGCTTCAAGGAGACAAAGAAGCTAGTTGACTTAGTAGTATGGACTAAAATTAGTAGTCAGATGGTTCCTTCAAACCCTGCTAATCCCCAGTCTCCAAAGATAGAAGAGAAGTTAGCAGTGTGCAAGATAACTAAATGCGGTATAGAAGGGATGGGACTGAGTGCAGTTGGACTAGAAGTGCCAGCTACTTATGATGGGATTATTAACTTGAAGAGAATGATGGCAGGAAGTCACTCCACAGACCACCAATAAAGGGAGGAGAATGAGATGATTGAAGAACCTGAAGATAGGTTAGCAATCGGTACTGAAGTAGAGGTTTCAGTTTTCCCCAATGAAAAGGGATATATTTATGAACGTGGGATAGATGATGGTCACACTGTTTATGGTGTAAGGTTTCCCCATTCAGTTTTCCCTCGCAACTTCATACCTACTACTGTATGGCATTGCGAACGAGAGGCTTTGAGTTCCATAAAGTCTAAATGAGAGAGTACGGCAACTGGTACTGCCTGAAGCTGAAGGTTAGAAAACACTATAATAGTGAGTTTCTAGATGGACAAAGCTCAAATTATGACTAGAGCTTTTTAAAGGTTTACAAAATAAAGGGTTCCGAAAGGGTGTAGGCTTCAGGTGCTGGAAGGTAAGGGGTGGTGTCCGAGGTCAGACAACCATCGGTAGAAGTAACAATAGGCACGGCGGAGGCAACCGAGCCACCACTGCCTGAAGCTGAGGGAGGAGACGCAAGCTGGTAAGAGTCTGGAAGCAGAAGTGCTGGCTACACTCTGCGAAGGGAATAGTAGTAGGCTTCAGGCACTCAGAAGGGACGGGAGTGGTGTCTGTGATGTAATGAGTTTGAAAGCAAGTGAACCATGAGTGGTGAGAACCAGTCATAAGAGCCACTCCCTGCCTGAAGGGTATGAAAGGAGAGATATGAAACCTTTAGAAGAAAAGATGGGGGATTGAATGATGCCTAAGTTATATACAGATGCTAATCCTAGATGCATAGCCTATGTACTTGATGGCGGTGGCAGTGACTATCAGATGCTACCGCCAGGACACACTAGTATGGAGGCTGAGTATCTAGCCATCCAGTATGGATTAAATGAGTATTTTCTCAAATGGAGCAAGGAGCTGGATGCTAGACAGTACAATATGACTAAAGAGTCTATAGCTGAGACTAAGGAGTCTGAGGAAAGTGAGTTCTTCAAAACTGCCAGTCCTGCTAGTGAGACTCCTAGATCCCTACCTCCTCCAGTGCTAGTATGCTGTGATAATGAAGTTGTTGTTAAGCAGTTGTCAAGGCAATATCATATAGCAAATGACAGACTAAGGAAGCTAGCTCAGCAGGTATGGCAGATGACTGAGAACATAGATGTTCACTATGAGTGGATTCGCCGCAACGAGAACCTGGCAGGCAAAATGCTCAAATGAAGACAGCCATAGGAGGAAGACAATGATAATGGATGACAAAGAGAAACAGATACTGATGGAAGCTAGAGACATCAACTATATCTTACCCGCTTACGTCCGTAGTTACCTATTCTACTCTAAGAATGAATTGCCGAGGAAAATAGTTTACCCTATGTTCTCATCAATAACAGTACAAGGCAAACAAATACCGATAGAGTATGTGCCTCCACTAGATGCAATAGCTGTAGAGATAGCTAAGGACGGTGCTGATGTAGCTGAGGTTACTCCAGAGGAAGAGGCAATGCTAGATGAGAAGGATGAGAAGATTAAGATGTTGAAGGAAGAGCTTGAGAGACTAAGATCTCGAGAGTCTAAACTAGTAGAGTCAGGAGCTATAGCTGAGGAGACTCCACCACCTGCTCCTAAGGAAGTGTCTCCTGCCAGAGCTGCATTTGCTGAAGCACCCAAGGAGGCAGGACATGACCCTGAAGTAAAAGGTTTAGCAGAAGCGGAAGCTAAGATGGGAGTTCGTCAGCCTAAGCAGCCACCTGGTGGAGATGTAGGGCCTGGCTTGGGTCTGTCAGATACTCATGCTAGAGACCGCAGAGACCAGATTAGAACTGCTAAAGACCTGATGGACGAGCCTGATACAAATGAGGCAGAGGAGAAGGAGTACGAGAAGCCGATTAGCAGAGATGAGGAAGGGAAGCCAGTAGTGGAGGATAAGAATGAATGAACAGGAACTAGACAAGAAGCTGGCAGAGTGGGCAGGAATTGTTGGTTGGAGACCACAACTTTCTCATATGAACTTCACCCAATCTCTAGATGCCTGCTTTAAGTGGCTAGTACCAAAGGCTCTGAGAGAGATAGCCATAATTCACGATGTGAGAACTCAAAAGGCTTTTGAGATATTACTTCGGTTCTGGTCGGACAAGAGGACGATAATTGATGAACCAGATGCCGATGCCTTGGCTCTCTGTCTAACCATAGAAAAACTAATAGATAGCGAGACTTAAATGCTTCTTATAGACTCTAACGAACCTGACAGCATTGTAAAACTGCTTCAGCAGTCTTGTCCTGTTACTGTCACTAACTTAAACCAGCTACACATGAGTGACTACTACTTTGGTAATTATGAAGGCAAGCGGTTACAGTTTAGCCGCAAGCAAGCTGGAGAGCTGGTAGGTAATATAGATGAAGCTGAAAAGCAGATAGCTGACTACTACAATAATGCTGATGAGAATTATCAGATTGTAGAAGGCATTATTAGCTCTGCTAAACTAAAGATTAAAGGAGCAGCAGTACCTATAGATGGTCATGGCTCTATAGCAAGCACCAGAGACTTGGGCGCTAAGCTGTTCTGTTACAAGATAGAACCAAACGGATTTGTAGAAAAAGGACATAGCTTCTCAGCAGTAAATGATACTCTACTATATGCTTGGATTCACAGGTTAGCTAAGAAAGGAGTTGCAACATACTTTACTGACAACTGGATAGGTACTGCCAGGTTACTGTCAGCTATTTATAGAAATGAGCAGAAGCCTCCAGAGGAACACAGTACGTTGCAGAGGATAATAAGACCTCAGATACATATTAAGACTGAGAAGGATATGAGTGAAGCCGAGAGGGAAGAGTACAGATTTGCAAAGTCTCTAATGTTCTTATCCAGTGTTTATCAGTTAGGTATAGGAGAGAAGAAAGCTAAAGCACTAGCAGATAGGTTTGTATGCCTTTTAGATATAGCTACTACTACTGTGCATGATTTAACTGAAGTGGAAGGGATAGGAAAGAAGATGGCTGAAAAAATTTTAGCTAGTTTAAGGAGGAACATATAATGGTGAGACTATTAGAGTGCCAGAATGAATATAGGACAGCAAAACTGAAGGAAGACCTAAAGTCATTTGCAATCTGCCTACTATGTCATATGCTGGAGATATATGAGAGTGACTTATCCGCTAGCGAGATGCAAGACTTAGACTTCTTTATCAAAGGATGGGTAAATGACTAAAATCTTTGCACCTGAGTATGACCGAAATGAGCAAGGATGGGTTAGGTTTCCGCCTGATAGTGACTATCGCAAAAGAATGTTTCCCCCAGAAGTTAATACTCATCCAGCCAAGGCTAATGTATATCTAGTACAGTCTATTATTGAGTATGTGTCAGAACCAGATGAACTATTGATGGACGTTATGGCTGGAACAGGTACCTTGATGGTAGGAGCTCTCATAGGCAGAAGCGTGATATGTGTAGAGATTAGCAATAAATTCCATCAGATTCAAGTAGCTGCCCTAGAGCATTTAGAGAAGATAGCACCAGGTATCAGTGGAATGATTAGCTTAGTTAACCTACCTTGCCAGACATATCTGCCTATACCTGACCTGGCAAACCATATTATATTTAGTCCGCAGTATGCAGGAATTATGAAGACCAAAGGAACCGATAAGTGGAATACTGATACAGGATATGACTTCTCAGAATACAGTACTAATCCACTCAACCTCGGTACTATGTCAGAGTTCCTATGGACTCATGAGATGGAGAAGGTGTATGCTAAGTGTTATGAGACTATTAAGCCTGGTGGTAGTATGACTCTAATTATTAAAGACCATATCGATGCTGGCAAGAGGATAGAGCTAACTCAGATGGCTATAGATGCTAGTATCAGAGTTGGATTCAGTTATGACCCTAAAGAACACTGGAAATGGGCAGCACCAGGTATGCCTTATACTGCAGCTAGGAGAGCCAGGGGAGAGGCTACAGTGGATGATGAGTCAATTATAATCTTAAGGAAACCAGGATGAGGGATGATATAAGTTACATAGCAGGCTTGGTAGATGGTGAAGGTTGCATAACCATATCGTCTAGAGGCAAAAGATGCAAGTAGCAATTAAGAGCCATAAGTTGTATTAAGAAAAGGAGGTAACTTCAGTGACTAGACCAGATTGGGACTTATACTTTATCAGAATTGCTAAGGAAGTAGCATCAAGGGCTACCTGTCCTAGAGCAGCAGTAGGAGCAGTGATAGTTAAGGATAATAGAATCCTATCAACTGGCTACAATGGTGCTCCTGCTGGAGAGCCGCACTGCATAGATGTAGGATGCAAGATGGAGAATGACCACTGCATGAGAACTGTTCATGCAGAAACTAATGCAATAGCATACGCTGCTAAGTACGGAGTAGCTCTTGATGGAGCAACCCTGTATGTTACTGATGCTATGGGCAGGAAAGCCACACCTGTCTGCCATAAGTGCAGTCAGTTGGCTAAGGCAGCTGGTATTGTCAGAATTGTGGAAAGAGGCTTGTGATGGATTTATCTGAACTGCAAAGCAATGCAAAAACTTGGGCTGACCATAACTTCCCTAAGGCAGAACCTTGGGAGCCTCTAGTAGGTGCTATGGAAGAGCTTGGTGAGCTGTCTCACGCTCATCTCAAAGAGCACCAGAACATACGTATAGAAACCAACTACCTCCTTGATAAGGAGGATGCAGTAGGTGATATTATAGTATACCTTGCAGACTACTGCAACCGCAACGGACTTGACCTAGCGTCTTGCGTATCCTCTGCATGGAAGACAGCTAGTAGCAGAGATTGGATTAAGTATCCTAAGGATGGAGTACCAGAATAAGTGTCTGTATACTATTATGGAAACGGAGTAGCAAAGGAACGCTTCCAATACTTCCTAAATAATCCACCAGCAGCTATTAGTATAGATGTAGAAACTCCTACTGTTACAGAGCGGATGCCTATAGGGTTTGCTATAGCATTCTCACCAAAGGAGGCTTTCTACTTCCAAGTGCACCCTGAACCACCTAGAGAATTAGAACTGCTAAAGCCTCTATTGTTCAATCCTGGTGTATGCAAGATAGCCCACTATGCTATATTTGATATATCAGTTCTACCACTAATTCCTCATATAGCAGGCTTCGACCGCTCTAACATATTCGATACTAATACAGCGGCTAGATTATTAGGCAAGGAACAAACTGCTCTTAGCATACTAGCACCAGAAGTTGGCATGATAGCTGAAGATGCTAAGTCGTTTATGCAAAGGCTAAAGGTAACTAATATGCTAGATGCTCCTAGTATGGAGCTTGCCAACAAATGTCAGCAAGATGCTAAGGCAGCTTTTGGGCTATACCTTGATTATCAGCCTAAGATAGCCAGTCAATTTCCTGAATACTTCAGGGTAGAGATGGAAGTAATACCTATATTAATAGACCTTAGCATGAGAGGGCTAGCTATAGACCAGAAGGCTAGAGCAGAACTAGAGGCACAGCTGGAAGATGAAGTAGGTTTCTACCGAAGGCAGCTAGAACAGTATGGAGTAGATAAGCCAGGAAGCACACAGCAGGTGGGCTATATGCTAGGTAAGAGAGGCAACTTCTTACCATTGACTAGGAGCAAGAAGCAGCTGTCCACCAGAGAAGCTGACTTAGAATTCCTTGATGACCCTATGGCAGCAGCAGTATTAGGCTGGAGACATAAGTCCAAGCTGCTCAGTACATACATTAGTCCAATAGCAGGGGATGACAGGTATTACACAGAATATTATCTGGATACAGTTGTTGGGAGACTGAACAGTAGGAATAGGAACATACAGAATATACCTCCTGAGTGCAGATATATATTCTTGCCAGATAACGGTTGCTTCACGACTGGGGACTTCAGTCAAGAACACTTGCGCATATTATGCCATGTTAGTGGTGATAGAGCTATGCGTAGGATATATGAAGAAGGTGAGTATGGAGGAGATATCCACCATTATACAGCTAAGGAGATGAACATAACCAGAAAGCTAGCCAAGACCATCAACTACGCCATCTGCTATGGCGCTACAGCCAAGACCATATCTGAAGCATCAAAGATTAGGGATAGAGACTTTTGTGGTAAGCTGTTGGACAGGTGGTTTAGAACATTTCAAGGCGCATCAGATTGGATTCATACAGTACAGAGGGCTGGAATTAAGGCAGGCTGGGCAGAGCCTACGCTATTCGGTAGGAGGATTCATCTGCCTGAAGAGTTTGACCGCTGGGGGAATCTTAACACTGATGGAATGAAAAGGAAGGCAGTGAACTATCCTATACTCGGCAGTGATGGTGAGGTAATGAAGAGAGCCATAATCATCTGCCAACATAGAGGTTTAGGCCCTCCAGTAATGGCAGCATCAGTACATGATAGTTTGAGTTTTGATGGAGATGTAAGTTTGCCAGTAGAAGAGCTAGAGATGATAGCAGGCTTCCGTATCCCCTTCGAGGTCAAGCAAACACTTAGATGGGAGTGATAACTATAACAATGGGATGATGGGGCATCAGTAACAACTCATACGAGAAGTATTTTGATAGATAGAAACTGGACAGTCTACTCAGCGGACAACTAGCCTTTCAACTGTCCATTGACAAGGAGGCACCTGCCACTGTTAGTCGGGCAGGTAAGAAGTTCATGGTCATTATTCGTTCTCAAGAAGCTTCATACCAAGAGCAATAATGCCCGCAGTACAACCAGCAGTTACTTCATTATGACCTTGCAGTAAGCTGATTATTGCCACTGCACCAAGTATAACCATTGCTATAAGTATCTGTGGCCTAATCTTCATAATGTACCTCCTATTTGTAGTTAGGCATCTGTCTCATAGAACCAGCAGTGAAGTCTCCTATGTACTGTTTCCTATCTCGCCAGATGCTATATACTTCATTCCTGCGTTCATCAGCTTCTGCTCTAAACCTATCAGCTAGAGACATATCAGCAGCAGCAGTCCCAGCATATTGACTAGCCTGCTGCAGCATCGTTACTATGTCAGTACCTCTAAGCTCTGCTTCCCTTGCAAAAGTATTAGCTATTGCTGTATAGCTTCCTGCCTGCTCTATGTAGCTTCGCAGATTGCTAAGCCTCTGAGCTGATTCCTGAGCATAGACCATAGCAGCATTAGTTCTGGCAGTAGCATTTTGTTGATAGAACGCTCTATCTCGCTCATGTGGTGCTACTAGTGCTTCCTTAGTAGCCTGGGCATATTCCATATAGGCTCTAGGCACATCTTGACCTTCACCACCTACAGGTACAGTGTTCAGTAGAGCATCGCCATCGTCTAGATACTTCTTAACATCAGGAGCAGCTCCGCCATCTACATAGTTTGTAGTTCCCATATAGTTATCTCTAACTAAATCAGCCTTAGCTAGGTCTCCAGTAGTCGCTACACCTACTGCGTCCAGATAATCATTGAGAGCGTCTAAGGCAGTACCTACAGCAGTTCTGAGAGCAGCTGCATCAGAAGTGATAGTAGCTAATATGCCTGCAGCATCTACATTACTATTATCATCCAGATACTTTTTCACATTAGTTAAAGCAGTTTGTAGTGCTGTGTGAGACGAGTTAGCATCTACCAGGGATGCTACAGCAGCCGCCAAGTCAGTAGTAGCCTGATGCTCTGACTTCAGGGCATAGGTATATAAGGCATAGGCACCTGCCATTGTAGCTACCGTGCTCTCAAGGAAGTCTGGTATAGTACCAGGTGAGTACTCCCCAGGCGACTGGTGCGCAGCATCATAGTAGATTCTGTACTGTTGGTCTTCAGCCATCTGTTGCTGCTCTTCTGATTCTCCCATACCAGTTACAACATAGTACTTGCCAAAAGTATCACCCTGAACAAAGCACTGCGGTATCTGACCGACAGGATACTCTACTCGCTGTACTCTAATTAGCCCAGCTAAGGTGCTAAGGTCAATACCAATCTGGGATTTCTTGTAAGTGAACTCACACACTTCCTCAGCAGCTATCCTACCGCCACTAATTGCCTTTACTCTGCCATTAGCATAGTCAATGTAGTAGTCAGTATTTCTCACTATTGCTACGTCATCGTCTCCTACGCCAGTATCACTCTGCCACTTGATAGGACTATTAGCTAGATATACCCAGACATCAGTATAAGCTCCGTAGCCTATGTCTAGCAAATCACTATCGCCATTACCAGCTATCTGGTTAATTTCTATCATATATACAGCTTTGAAGTATTTAATACCAGGAATAGTTTTGCTATCACCCACAGTATAATGAAATATCTCCTGTAGTGCCTGGTCATCTTTATCTGTACCATTTATGATTATAGTCATACCCTGTATACTATTATCAGCATCGGTCAGAGTCAGTGTTATAGGTCTTGGTATATCAGGCTGAGCATCAATCTCAGTATCAGTGAGTGTATCGCCAGCAGACGCTGAACTTAAATCTTCATCAACTACTATAGCATCTGTATCAGTATCCTTAGGAAATGTTACTGACTCATCAGCTACACTGAACTGCAAGGAGTCTTCATAGATTTTCTCATCTGGCAGGAAGCGATTGAAGTCAGCTACTGCTCTTTCAATACTTCTATTTAGTTCAGCATCAGACCACAAGGCCCCGCTATCCTTTAAGTCCAGTCGCAGGTCTGCTCTCATCTGCAGTCTCGTCTTATTACCCATAACTACCTCCTTGAGTTCCAAACACTATAATCCTCCGAGTTTGCCTTATCGTGCTTAACATAGCCTATAGTTATTGCGCCTGTAGAGTTAGCCCCAGCCACTGTGTAGTAGAGTACAGCATCCCGCCAACCCTGCATTCTGCCCTGCACCTGATGACTCATCCTCACAGCCTCATTAGTTAGGAGAAGCGTTGCTAGTGTTTCTGTATTAGTGCCGTCCTCGAAAGTAATAACCACTGTTCCAGCAGAAACCTTAGTAGCCATAAAGAAGAAGTCAGTTATCTCTATAGACCCTCCACTAACAGGAGTAGCAATAGCCGTCTTGGCTACCTGTGTACTAGACCAGCTAACAGACTTCCACACACCGTACTCCTGCCTATAGTTAAGCACAGATAAAGCATAACCAAAAGGTGTAAGGAACTGCTCAACAACCTTTTCTAGCGCACCTACTAATTTAACAGCCCACATAAGTTGACTCCTTAGATATGGTAGTAGAAGGATATATAGCCTGAATAAGTATTGTCATTAGAGTCATTGTAAAGCGAGAACACCTGGGCAGGCGGTACTATCCAGTTACTTGCCTTTACCCACTTGTAAGGTGTAGTAGTAAATATACACCTACCAGCAACCACTGCTGTTCCGCCAAAGGTAGTTATATCAGTGCCAGCGGCAGCTATGACATAGAAGTCCCCCTGTGCTCCGCCTACCTTTCCAGACTTCAAATTAGTGGGCACTATAGCAGTCCCATTAGCATCATAAGTAAATGTCTCATTCAGCCTCGCCTCAAGGAAGGTAGTATCCTTATATGTAGCTACCCATAGCAGTATTGAGGTAATGATTAGGCTCTTCGTACTATGATTGTTCTTGATAACACAGAGATGCTCAGAGCCATTTACTCCTACAGCATCTATGTCCATAGTATAAGCTTCACCATCTATGGCAGCATCGTGGTCTTCACTGAAACTCTTAGATGCTGTGAGCAACTGCCCTTTACTGTTAACGTCTGCTGTGTTCTTTTTGCCCCATCCCCATAGTTCCATTAGTTCTCTCCTTCCTCATCTAACTCTTCATCTGAACCTAATGCTAGATGAGTTTCTATATTTTTTAGTGTAGGTCCAAGGTAATCCACAATTGCACTAATTAGAGTTTTTAGGTCATCTGCTTTCACGTACTCATCACCTCCTTTTAGTACTATCTCATCTATGAAGCCAGGAGGGAATATTATCTTCCTCCTCTCAAAGTCCATACCAGTGGGATTAGTAAAGATAGGCTCATCTGATGGTCTAGTTGATAGATGTCGTTTTCTTACAGACATTACTTAAGTAGCCTCCTCCACCAATCAGTATATGCCTTGATTCTCTCCATGATTTCACTACCAAAAGTCTCACCTTTTTCCTCTTTCCAAGGAGTTAGTTTCTGCCACAAGCTAGGTTCTGGAGGTTTAGGTACAGATATGTCTGCTTCTGGGAAAGGCAGTTCCCAAGGTTTTATAGTAGGAAGTGGCTCTTTAGGAGGTAGTTCTGGAAATGGAAGTTCCCAAGGTTTTATATCTACTTCCTTAGCAGTATCTAGTGCTTTGCGTACTGTAGCTTCTGCTACATCTATGTCTAAACCTATGTCGCCTAGTCCAACTTGCATACGATAGAATCCAGGTCGGAAGATATGGCGGATAGAGGATACTCTAGCCATAGAATCAGACGGATATGGAGCTTTATAGTAGGTAAACTCCAGTGTCGGTTCATAGCCAGTGCCCTTCTGAGTCATGTAGTACCAGATACCATGAGTGCGTACAGCAGTAGTAGATTTATTACTATTGTCTCTCTCATCTCTCAGACATAACTTCAGTGTGCCGCCAAAAGCTGCTTCTACTAAAGCCTTGCCAGCAGCATTTAGAGTAATAGTGTTATACTGCCCAGCAGTTATTCCTGTGTTGATATGCACAGAGCCTAGCTCAGTAGTTGTAGCAGTCTGGCTAACCCAATCTCCAGTGACTACTGGGTCAGACTGCTTGCCTTCCACCACCTTTATGTTAGGATAGGTAGCATCACCGAAGTCCTTACTATATACCCATATTTTTAGATTTACGTCCCCAGGAACTTTACCCCCAGCAGCTATATCCGAAAGGTCAAAGAACAGCCATGACCTATACATAAAGTGGGAAGCAGTTATGTCATACCTAGCGCCTAGTAAGTAATCAGGATTAGTTGATGTAGGGTCAGCAACACTTAAACTATTGCCTGCCCGTACTATTGCAAATGAGCCATTACGACTTTTGATAAATCGTCCTGCTTCAGTTGCTATAATACTTTTACTTGCCATATCAGTTATCTGCCATCATATATTGCTATTCTGTCGTATAGTTCTACTCTAGCATCGTGAGGAGCATACAGTCTTCCAGCCATCTGCTCAAACCTGACTCTAGCTAGTAAGGATGCTGCTCTATTATTTACATCCTCTTGCTTGGTTAGCGAGCCTGCCAGAATTACCTTATAAACATCATCATAGGAGTCTATCTCATCTTGGTCTATCCCGTAGGGGCTCTGGCTAGCCTTATACTCACCTTCATACCAGTTGCCGTCAGCGTTCTGGTTACCATAGACGAGAAAGTGATTAGGCACTAGCGCATTTACTCTCTCCAGATACTCATAGAAGTAAGGAGCAGCATCTGAATAAAATGTCAAGTCAACTGCATCAGTAGACTTAGGATATTTAATTTCAAACTCCAAGTCGTCTAGAGCTTTCAGGTAGCTAGCAGTCATATTGAGTAATCTGTATATCAATGATGCTGCATATTCAAATGGCATAGCATTGATGTCAAACTGAGGCTGGAGAGAATTGATAATACCATCATCTTCAGCTAGAGCAGCTAAGGACATAGCTGTACCTGACCCTTTACACTCAGAAAGGATTAAGCCAAGGATAGTAAAGATGGTATCAGTAGTGTAAGACTTAGTATATAGTGGCGGGTCACCTAGTCTGATAAGTGTCTCTCTCAGCTTAGCCCACATACCTTCTAGCTCCAGCACTTCCCACAACTTACCACCAGATGATATAGTTTGCTGATGCTTGACCCAAAGTCTAGGAGGAGCATCCCCATTTTCCTCTCCTGAATCAGCCATACCAAGATACTCATTGCCAGCATCAGTAGTATAACCATAGCCAATTTCTGTCCAGTAGCCTATGACAGATGGAATAGTACGGTCTGCATTACGGAAGATGATAGTGGCAAAGTCATCATAGGGTTCCTCAGTATGGTCTATTAGTAGAATACGATTGCCATAAGTAGCAGAGTCAGTACTGAGGTCAACAGTAGTTCCTCCATCTTTACTAGTGAATACTAGCTTACAGTATGGAGTATTAGATGCTGCCTGTTGCGCAGCTAGAAAAGTTGGTGATACAGATCTCATTATATAAGTCCCTCTGCCATAGCCTGTGATACTGGTGACCCAACTAAGATAGCTTCGTCAAGAGTCTGCCCAGTACCATAAATAGTAAGACGCCAATCATCCCAACCAGTAGAGTAATCAGCCTCATCACCTGGAGTCATATGGTCTGTATTGTCGTCAGAACGGCAAACATGAGTACCACCAGTAGTGATTTGTCCCATAGCACCACCATCATTCCATACACCAATAACATCTCCAGCCTCTACCGTCAGCTCCAATTCAGTAAATGTCCGTTTTGCGCCTGACGCAACTGGCCCTAGCGTGGCAGCTGAACGGCATTTGTAGTTAGACCCGCCTGTATTATAGAACATGCCGACTTTAGTATTATCCGTTGTAGTTTGCACCCATATCTCGACAGTATCTATTATACCGCTGTCATTGGCTGGATTATGAAGGTCGAGCCAAGTATCATCTTGCCCGCCTATACTTGAGGTTGGATTAACTGCCCCAGGTCCAATATCAATCTCACTCATTATAAGTTCCTAATTAAACCATACTCTGACTATAATATTAACTGTATGAAGCTCAAGAGTATCACCAGTAGCTTCTATACCTTTGGTTCGGTTAGTCTCTTCTGAACGGAAATTATAAGTTCCGTTACCGTCTACCTCGCTCTTAATATCCGTATTCCCAGGAATGATACCACCTCCGCCATATTTACTTGCTTCAGTTTCAAATGCTAGAGCAGTAACAGGTATAGCAGATATATCATCTGTGCCCCAGGCACCTGAAGACTTCTTCACATATATAGCATCAGTAGTTCCAGTCTTAATTTGATTCTCGGCTGCAGAAGTATCAAAGGTGCTGCCAACCACAAGTGTAGCATCTACACGAAGAATATTGCAACCAGAAGGTAAACCTGCAATTACTACATCAGGGAAATCAAGATCAGCACCTACCGCAGGAACTACTACAACTGCTGATGTACCACTGAAAGTCATCATAGACACATTCTGGGTAACAAGCTGCTTAATGTACTGCATAATGGTATCTGTTGAAGTAACTGCACCCTCGGCAGCAGCATCATCCAGAGCACCAAGTACAGAAGCTAATGCAGCTGCATCAATGCCTGCCTTTATTGCTACTAATGTCTCATCTGTCCACCCAGCACCTTTAATTGAACTATCATCATAAGGATTTTTAATTCCAGTCATCTTATACCCCCTCGCATACTAGACAAACTTTATCACCACTAGTACAAATTCCGTTAACAACACCAGTATATAGGTTACCAATCTTCTTACTCATCTCATAACTACCTCCATTAGCATTGAGTCTAATACCCTCATTGAGAACAGCAGAAGCCCCAAGTTTAAGATATATAACCTCATCGCTATCATTTATAAACATAGCATAAAGGCGACTAGCATTAGCGGCTAATGCTGTAGTTGTAGATGAGCCAATAGATGGAGCAGTATGAGTTGGGGTAGTATAAGTTCCATCCCCAGATGGTTCAGTAAGAACATCTACATCACCAATGTCTACACCTGAGTTAGCAGCTAGCGTTATACCTGTCAGTAAGCCCTTAAACCTATCTGCTAAAGCTACTAGTCCTGCTGATGCATAGCTAATGCCCCTAACTGCAAATACTCTATCAGATGTCTGAGCTGCCGAGAGGTAGACTTTGATGAACTGATACTTTCCGCCTAGCGGTACAGTGGTTCTGAATCCACCAGTAGAGGACGCAACAGGCTCTTCTTGCCCGATGAGGTCAAAGGTAGCTCCAGATTCATTAGCACCTTTGATTTGAACTTCAGCAGCTTCTATAGTAGGTATGTCAATCTCAATTGCTTCAAAGGAATCTTGAAGGTCAACCTCAGGAGTGTTCTGTGAGTCCGTATCTTTGACTAGAGTTGTTGAATACCATCTACTTATTAAAGACATTTTAACCCCTCCAAATGTTCTTATTTTGCTTAATTAGCGTCCGTAGTCCAGTGCCTTTCCAGTTTTGTCTCTTGCCATGCCATATGCTTTTCCAGCACAGGCTTTCTGGTCAGCACCTGGTTCTCCCATACAGATACGGATTTCCTCAGATATTGCTTCTCGTATCTGCTCTTCCGAACTATCTTTAGTTAAAGCGTCCATTTTAGGATTTGGCACGACTTTTACCTCCATGATTTAGTATACTCATAGCCTCTGACATAGCCTCGGCTTGGTCTATATATCCCCAAAAAGCACGACTTCCATTAGTGATTCCCCATGAGCTCTTCATTTTTGGCATCTTTATCTCTCCTTTTCTTAGCAGGTTTGGTAGGAGATTTCTTGTTTGGTTCAGGTGTCAAGTATTGTTCCTTATAGTGCTTAGCTTTGCTAGCCATTCTGTTTCTCCTTATATCCCTAGGGGCTGAGCCTTCAGTTGACCCAGCCCCCAGTGGATTGATTAGCGGTCTATCATTAACCAGAAGAATGGAGCACCTTGTCCACCACCTTGGGCATGAGTCATAACGAAGCCAGCTATCTGACCCTTACTATTAGTAGCGTCAGAGTAGTCAAGTTCATCAATAGACCCATCGTGGCGGAAGATTCCAATTCTGTTGTTGCTGCCACTCCCAACTGCCGACTGCGGTGCTATCCAGGTAGGTCCCCAAGTCTGAACCCAGCCAAATTGACCAGAAGTGTAGACTAGCTGAGGCATACCTATCACAGCACCTTTGTCATTGCCTGTGTAGGCAGTTAGGTATCTGTAAGGACTAGCCATACACTCAGCGTGGTCAGTGTCAGCTATCAAGGCGACTGGAATTGGGTCAGTGAGAACAACAGTCATCTCGCCTCCGCCAGATGTAACTACAGTGTTAGACTGGATCTGGCGAGTGAACGCCTTAGAGCTAGCATCAAAGACAACTACGTAGCCTCCAGCTAGTTCATTGACAGCAACAGCTCCATTACCTGCTATGCCGTCAGTATCTGCTACATCTATTACAATAGTGGTAGCATACTGAACAGCGGCGGCAGCAATGGTTGCATACGCTACAGTCTGTGGCTGAGTATCCTTGACACCAATGTCAGGATTTACAGTACCCATAAACCTGGCATACTTGAATGTCCTGTCCCCATCTACATACTTGGTGCCTAGAGGATACTTTTGGCTTGCGTCAGCCACTGACAGGTCAGGTATCTTGAGGTTGCCCCAGCCTTCCTGATTCTCCACCCATCCAGGCATATATATTGTTCTACCATCCACTACTCTTAAGTCGTGGTTTACTCCAACTTTACTCATCTTAGTTCTCCTTTATATTTTGGTGTTTACTATGCAGGCACACCGTTCAAAGCCTATACTGTTATCGCCAGGTCGTCTACGTCAAAGATTCTACCCAAGCACAGACTTGACCCCAGTAACAGAGCACTGTAGTTAACAAGTCTGATACCGCCAGCATCATAGTCTTCTAGTTCAGGGAAGCGGACTAGCTTATACAGGTCGCCCAGACCTTCAGTCCCACCATATGCGTAGGTTAGACCAGGCTCCTGATTCAGCACGTTTCCGTGCTTGACAGCAAAGATGCTGAAGGTTCTGTCATCCGAGTACAAAGCTCTGGCATCAGATGAAGAGCCAGTACCAGTATCTGCCTGCTCAGCGACAAGGTAGTCGGTTCGGATTATAGGGATACCATCCCAGAAGAGAACCCTCTTGCCCAGGTCATTGTAGCCCATAGTGATAAAGCCGAGACTCCCAGCGCTATCGTAGGCTAGGCCAGCAAAGCCCTTCTCCTGATAGGCAGCATCCATTCTGCGAATGATTTCGTAAGGTGCCCAGATTTCATCTACACCATGAAGCATAGAGTCAATCAGTACCCTGAGATAATGTAGACTCAGCCCCGCAGAGCCGTTGTCTATGTTCTTGGGGTCGTTAGTTAGGTTAGAGGTATCATAGGGAGCTCCGTGCTCAGCAGCTAAGGCATGAGTGCCATCAAACTGCTTAGAGCTGGTATAGGTATTGTCGGCATAGATTATTCTGGCACCAATCTTTCTCTTAAGGCCTTTCTCAGACTCCAGGAGCATTCTTGCTTCGTAGTTGTTGTAGGTTCCATAGATACCTGGCAGGAAGTGGTCTAGCTTCCTCTGGACATAGCAGCGGCGGAGGGTCATTTCCTTCTCCTCGTAGTCTACATCCTCAGTCCAGGAGAGTTGCTCACCGATGTCAATCTCGTTTACTGCACTCTCAATGGCACTTACAGCAGATGGCTTCTCCCTCAGCCATTCTATTTTAAGACCGCTGTGAGCAGCCTGACCTACAGTAAGCCTATCCAAAGGATTATTCCTTTTTATGTCTTCTTCAAAGACACCTGGTATCTTCATGCTTTGCGTCAGCTTCTGTGCTGCCGCTAAGTTACTCCAATGGCCTCCACTCTCAGCCATATTAGTTCTCCTTTAATAGATTTCTAAGTTTGAGGAGCAGTAACATTCCTTACACCTCTTACTGGAGTGGATTCTAGTATCTTCTGCGCCCTCTCTATTGGAGTCTGGGGAGCAGCTTCTCCACTTCCACCACCTGTAGCGTAAGGCCCTATACTACTTCCTCTGGCTGTAGATACAGCCTTTAGTGCTTCCTCGAAAGAGTCAAGCGCCCTCATATCTTTGTCTTTGATAGTATCAGGAGTAACTCCGTACTGTAGTACTAGGTTAGCTCTCCTCAACTCCAGCGCTCTGTCAGCCTCAGCCTTCAGAAGCGCTATGCTGTTCTTAGCAGCCTCTAATTCCTGCTTGACACTCGCAGCTTCCGTATCGGTTACTGCACCCGACTTACGGGCTTCTTCATTCTCTGCAATCTTAGCGTTTAGCTGGGCTATTGTCTGCTGAGCAAAAGATACTTCCAGTTTAGCAGCATCAATAGCTGCCTCATGTGCCGTCTGCTGCTGAGCCAACTTCCCTTCTAAACTGTTCTTAGCAGCAATCAAATCAGACTCAGGAACAACCTTCTTACCATCAATGAAGGTTGCACCATCCTTGAACTCCACCTTAGGAGTAGTTGGGGTAGTAGAAGTAGTAGGTGGAGTCGCTGGAGGAGCCTTCTCTCCTTCGCCACCAGAACCACCAGGATTATTGTTGCCACCTGGTTCTGT